ATACTTGGCGAGTTCAGTTTCAGCATAGGTTCCGGAGGACAGGAACCGGATTCCGGGGATAGAGGCTCTGAAGATCTCGGACACCAGTTCCACATCGTACACAGTCCCAGAGAGCAGACACACTCCCTGGTTTTTCATGTCGTCGACTGCAGAACGCTCCCGAAGGAACTCGGGGTTGTGGACGAGCCTCAAAGCCTGATGCTTCGAAGCCAATTTCAGCATGGTTCCTGGCAGAATCGTGGATTTGATTACCACAACCCCGGAATAGCCGTCGGCATCGATTTCCGAAAGAACCTGCTCCAGGATCTGAAGGTCCTGCTTGCCGTGGACCGTTGGGGACGGAACGCAGACGAAAACCACGGGGGCTTCGAGCGCGTGCTTCAGAGACCCCATTCCCTTGTATTTGTCGTAGGCCAGAACGGTGTGGGAGTATTTGAGAACTTCGAGAAGTGACCCACCAACGAAGCCCACACCTACGATTCCGACCTTGGACATTACACGGAGTCCTTTCTGATACAACGACTCCTCAACCCCGGGCTTTTCACCTAAGGCAGAGGAGTTGTAGTTTTGATAGTTTTAGACTGGTGGAATTATACGGTGGGAAAGGATATGCCGTCAAATATGCCAGAAAACTGTCACTTGAACAGAACGGCCAGGAAGGATAGGTCGGCTGCAGAAACTTTGAATTCCCTCAGAAACGCCTTGGGTTGAGTCTGAAGGGTCGATTGTCTTGCCAACAATTCGACTTTCTTCTCTTCAAACCCTTCAGATTCTGCCCCAGCCAATTCAAGAGCTTGGGCATCTTCGTCATATTTGTTGACTTCCGGCATAAGCACGGAGGCCAACTGGTGCAGAGAATCAGCAGCCTGGAAGGACACCGGCTGAGACAACAATACGTTGAAAGCGTTTTTGAAACCAGGATGGGACAGTTCACGGACCAACATTATAGTGGTACCTCCAATATATGGGTAGTGGGAAAGGTTATTATACCGATTCCAGAGCCAACAGTCTAGCCTCAAGGGCGTCGTTCTTGGCAGAAAGCTCCTGGATAGCCTTGACCATGTGAGCCGTAAAACCGTAGGACAGATTCAGGTTTTTGAGTTTGGAACCTTCTTCGGGGAAAAATTCGGTCAGGTGTTCTGGCACGTCGTCTTCGAGAACATACTCGGGGAAGAACTTCTCGAAGTTTTGTGCTACGAAGCCGTCTTCTTGAGTCTTCCTGTCTTCCCTGAAAAAAGAACTTGGAATCAAACCAAGGATCTTTTCGAGCGACCCTTCAAGGGGCTTAACGTTGCTCTTAAGACGGGCATCGGAAGAGTCGGCCCAAGATCCACCACCCGGCTTGTACCAAGTCCCGCCTGGGATCACATAACCAAGCAGATTGCCGGAAACCAGGGCCACATTGCCAGCAGACCCACCAGAGGCCAACGCGTGGAATGAAAAGACCGCATTCCCAGCGGTACCTACTGCGCTTCCGTACGTTAGAACGGAAACGCTGTCCGACCCTTCACGGTAGATGGTATTCGTCGTGCCCGTATGCTGGAAATTGTAACCAGTTGCCCCGTATCCGGACCCGGAATATCCCAGCGGGATAGAACCCGAGATTGAAGTCAAAGCCGTATCGATTCCTGCGGACCTCGTTATGACTACTTGCTGCGCATTCCATCGACCAGTGTTTCCACCGGTTCCAATGTTCCATGCCCCTGCACCGGCTGTTATCCGACCTGCTGCAGATGCTATGCCGAAGTCATAAAACGTGAAGTTATTGTTGGTGGCCACTGACAACTGCCAACGGTTTCCACCGTTACGGTTGAAATCAAGGTTCACTTCCCCTGTGGAAAGATTGACGAGAGTGAGAGGGGTGAAACCGCCGCTCGCCGAGCCGCGCAGTAAGTGAGCCGTAGACTGTGTGGCAGAGCCAAATGTCCACGCACCAGCGCCAGTGCTAAACGCCGTTTGTTGGATGCCGATTGCGTTCTCTGACCAGAACTCGAATCCGTCGTTAATCCCCGCACCATTCCCGAAAGCGGCAAAGTACAGGCGGTTGGTGTTCTGGGAATATCCCAAAGCCAGATAACCCAACTGGGACGAATTCGACCCAAAATACACCATTGGGTTGTTGACCCGGTCTGCGCCGGTATCGGTTGTCGATGCTTTGCCGTAGATAGTTTGAGTCGTGTTACCGCCGTCAACCCCAATCACCCAAGCACCTGCAGCACTAATCAGACCAGTTCGAACTCCAGCAGAAGCAAATGCGATTTGGTCGGTTCCAGGGCTGTAAATGCCGGTGTCGGATGAGGATCCCGTAAATCTGAGGGCTGGAGTCGTGACAGTTCCGTCTGCCAGAGAGATGGGTTGAAGCTGGGTGGCCCAATCGGTGCTCGCCACAGGAGCAGCTACAGAAGAAAAGTAGCTAACTCCTTCCCCAGGCTGAAGAGTACCTATGGTGGAACCATTGGACGCGGTCACAGTCAGGGCCTGACCCGACCCCGCCGCATTAAGAATAGACCAGCCCTCACCCTGGAGGATACCAGATGAAGGAAGCTGGACCGCGCGGGTAGCACCAGACGGAGTCAGAAGCTGGACACGATTGGATGCCGAAGTTAAAACCTTGGTCGCGGTAATGGTTTCGACGTTGGACCGGGGGGACCCAATGAAACCGCCATCAAAGGTCGTGGGAGAGCCTGTGGCTCCGGGGATAATAGCCATTATTTAGCTCCCTTGAGGGTGTCGACTTCGGCCTTGAGTTCTTGAATAGCCTTCACGAGAACCGGAATGAGGTCGGTGGGAGTCACGTTGTACGTGTCATCTCCATGGACACACTCCGGAATAATATTGAGAAGGTTTTGAGCGGAAAAGCCTATCCGGCTGGAACCATTTTCTTCGGCGAGATAGTCGAATCTGATTGTTTCAATTTCCATGACCTTGGATAATCCGTGGTCAAGGGGGACTATGTTTTTCTTCTGACGAACATCAGAAATGGCAGCCCAAGAAGTTCCATTGACTGCCAAAGACACGCCGTTGGTATTATTCTGGATGTTGTAGGAACTGCCGTTAATGTAGTGGTGAATAACTGTGCTGGCAGGTCTGTGGAGGCTTAGCAGGTTGACGTTGTTGCCTGCGTCGGAAGCCTGTAAAATACCACTCCCAATATCCGACCCAGGACCTGCCCAAATTCGACCATAAGCCCTATGGGCTACGCCACCAGCAGTAGGTCCAAATATCCATCCGCCATCAGCAGCATATCCACCGACAAAAGTCGCGGCTGGGTTCGAGTTCGTTCCGTTATAGAAAAACATGGAACCAGCGGTACCGTTCCCGTTGACGGAGATCCCAGCTCCACCCGTGCCCGTGCCGTTACGCGTGAAATAGAGGTCTGCTGATGAACTTGTGGAGTCAATGTACACAGATGCGAAGCCACCAGCTCGGAAACGGTGAATGGCGTTGCCTGTGGTAGGTCCAAAGGTCCATGATCCCGTTGCGGTCACTCCTCCGGCGACAGCATTTCCGGAGCAGAATTCAATCCCGACTCCAGCTACAACGGACCCAAATCCAATATTTGAGTTCGTGAAATTATTGTAAGCGTGCTTGCCAAGGAACCATTGAGGGGTACCCGCTTGGCTACCCTCAACGTATCCGCCCGACCCACCACCATTGCGAATACGAAGAGCCACACCGTTAAAGGCATGGAGTTGACTCGAATCGCTTGCCGGTCCGAAGGTCCATGCCCCTGCTTGCGTAGCTGCAGCTACATCAACACCGGATTGATTTCGGACTTTAAGAGCCGACACACCATCAGCGCCAATATAGGCAAATCCAGCATTAGTGGAAGTGCGTTCAAGCTTAATCTGGTATTCGGTTCCTTCGCTTTGGAAGGCCGTGTTGAAGAACGTTGTGCCATCCGTAGCACGTCCTCTAAACACGTGGCTAATGTTGGACGAGGCAGATGGCCCAAATATCCAAGCGCCAGTTGTAGAAGCCGTGGCGTTGACCGCACCGTTTGTCTTGAAGTTCAGCGCGAAGTTGTCGTTGGTGCCAAGGGTTAACGCCGTTCCAATGGAGTTCCCTCCGACAGCTACGGACCCAGCATTGTTGATGCTCCACTGCGCGGGGAGAGTAGGAGTAGCAGCCGTGGAATAAACCGTCACGGTGGAATTAGGGCCGACGACCGTAACCGAACCACCAGCCGAAGCATTGATATTAATGCTTTGTGTGACAGAAAGATTGATCACCGAGACCGCATATCCGGTATAAACGTTAACTGATGGAAGAGTGACCGTACGAGTAGCAGTCGGCGTCATCGACACCAAGCCACCATGCGTAGCTACATCCATGACGAGGTTTGCATCCGAAGCCGCAAACGGTCGCTGGCTAGAGCCCGAGAAACCAGAAGGCAAAACGAGCGGCGAACCGGCTGTAGCCCCTTCAATGCCGTCTGTGGCTTTTGCGGTGGAGCCTGAGTTCCCTGGTATGAAAGACATTATTGGGCCCCTTCCAATTCTGCGATACGGCTAACAGCGGCGTCAAGCTGCGATTTGATTTCTTGAATGGCCTTGACCAGAACCGGTATCATATTTGCTGTGCCTAGGTAATGAGCATCTTCGAATCCGCCTAGGTCAATTTCGTCCCTTACCGTCACGCATTCAGGTAGAACCGTTTTAACTTCCTGAGCTAAGAAACCTTTTATGTCGGTCTCTCCACCGTACTCTTCCTTCCAGTCGAAGAGGACTGGGTTCAAGGCCAGAATTTGCGTCAGCCCATAATTTGCTGGGCGAACATTTTCTTTCTTCCGGGAGTCGGACGAATCTATTGCTTGAAAAGTAGTACCAGATATGCCAAGGTAACCGTCAAACCCCCCACTCGCTCCGTAGCATTCCAGATAAGTGTTGCCGTTTGTGTTGATAGATATGCTTTGCTTTCTGATATGCAGAACTGCGCTCCCAGCGCCATTACCGGGAGACTGAATCGTGTGAATTACACCTCCAGAAGTCGGACCTAGTGTCCAAGCCCCTGATAAATCTACCTGTCCATAGACGTTCGTGGCAACATTTCCAGACACGTTCCTACAGATTTTAAATGGACCATTCTGAACATCTGCTCCGTGTGCCCAAATAGCACCCGAAGTTTGATTATCATATCCGATGAACGTGCCACCGCTGGCTATATTAGACGTTATCAGACGTATTTGAGACGCATCCGACCCAGATGTCCCAAGGTGGCGAACAATCAAGGTTCCATTTTGTATGGTGTGCGTGAGTGATGAAGTGGTGCTAGGTCCAATAGTCCACTCACCATTTTCGTTGTTCCTACCCACAACAACATTTGCGTTGTTAACGAAAACAAAATTGGCATTGCCGCCGGAGGATGTATACGACGACTTAAAAGCCATCGGAATAGACCCGCTCACCAAAGCGCTGTTATCTACATAAATGCGATGCGCTGGAGTGCTAGACGTGGGGTATCGAAAGGCTATTTCTCCACCATTGATTTTCAACGCTGTGGATGTTGAGTAGTTAACATCTGGGCCGAATGTCCAGACTCCTGCCGAAGTGGCGGTAGCCAAGACGGTGGCGTCGGACAGGAACGACAAGGAACTCGAAGCACCGCCGTCGCGACGAATATAAACGTCGTTGTTCACACCGTCCGACAGCGCGATGCGAGTGATGGAACCAGAAGCTGACTTCACGTTGAGAAGGGTGGCCCCAGCGGATTGGACCGTATGGGTCAAAGCGCTACCTGCGGCAGACCCAAAAGTCCAAGCTCCAGTCGAGCTTACCAAAGCAGTCTGCACACCGTTCGAGGCGAAGCCCCAAGAGTTGGTGCCAGCCTTGTAAAAACCCGTTTGAGTGTCGCTGAAACGGAAGGTGGGTGCAGTCACGGTCCCATCTGCCAACGCAAATCCGTCGGGGAAGGTGGAGGCGACGCCCGTGTTTCCTGGAACGAATGACATCGTCTCTCCTTAGATGCTTGTGATTGTTCCGGAGCCCGTTAAGGTCCCAGACCCGGTGATGGCGCCGACGACCGTAAGATCTCCGTCAACCTGAATGGTTCTGGAGACTGGAACTACCAGACGACCGGCCAAACGAGTTTCACCGGAAGGGATCACGTCCGTGACCTCGTTAGCGGTAACGACTTCAGCGTTCAGAGTGTGGACGCCTTTGTTGAATATTTTCTGCCCCATCACCGACTGGCGACCGTTGGTGAGAATCTGGTCTGGAGTGTATCCGAACCGGTCCCAAGCCAACTGCTGGACACCAGCGGACCTGCGGATGCGTAGCGCCAAGAAGTCGGTGGAGTTCACGGCAGCAAGGGCTGCGGCAAAGGCATAGGGCCGCTGAAAGACCGCGCTCGTAACACCACCGATGGACCCATATACCAACACGTCTTGGAACACGTTGGACGAGTTGTATCGGACGATGGAAAATTCGAATGCCACCGTTCCGTCATAGAACAGAGACGAGTCGAAAAGCATTGTCAAAAACCTAGAAGCACCCCCGGAAGCAGACTCAATGTCCGCTGCTCTTAGACTGAACAGAGGAGATTCTACAAAAGCAGCAGCACCGTTGGCACTACCCGTGGTCACATAGGAATAAGTACCAGAGAGAGACCCTGTGGTTCTCTGGAACGAGAAGTTCGACGTGTTAGGGGAAGCCCAAGACGTAGCTGGAGCAGTTCGGTTACCTGTGGCTGAGACTCCACCGTTGTTGACCGTAACTTCAACGTCCGAGTTGAAGAAGGTCTCCAAGTAGTTGTAGAAATAGCCACCACCAGCACCAAGCGGCTTCCAAGACCCATTCGAGTATCCTTCGAAGTCGTTGATATCGGTATTATAGCGAACGACACCGGACGCAGGAGCGGTTGGTCTTTGGGCCGTCGTCCCTGCTGGAAGGAGCCACCCCTTGGTGGAGTTTTGAGCTTGGAGTTCGCCGCCCGTTCCAGCGTCTGTAGCGTTGGAAACTTTAAGACGATTCGTGTTCCCCGTCACAAGGACAGTGGCAAAAGCATCCTTGGTTCCGAGCAGTATGTCCCGGCCTTGGGTATTGCCGCCAAGGATAGGCAGGTCAGTCCAGGGCTGAAGCTGAAGGAAATAGGATGTGGTCGAAACTGCGAAGCCTAATGGGCGCGAGAACGTGCCACCGGACGGGGCTGTAGCAGTTGCAAGACCAGCCCCACCGTTAACAGACAAATAAACTGGGGCACCGGCAGTCAGGGACGACCCTGTGACCAGACCAGATGTTCTCAAGATGAACGTGTTGGCGTTCACCACGTTCTGGACGACACCAACGGCCCTAGCGTTAGCTTCGGTGGAAGCGTCCGCCTTGGCGTAGTTCGTGCCGTTGTGGCGAAGAACGTCACCAACCACAAACCCGTGGGAGAGCTGAGGGACGACGACGTCGGAGGAGCCCGACCTCCCAGAACCCAGACCCAGTTTCACGATCCTCGGGGTTCCACCTACGGCATTCTCGATAATGCTGGTGGCCGACCCAGCGGTCTTGAATCCACCCCCAGAGACGGCTTCCAGGTCAACATAGCCGATGGGGAATCCGAGGACAGACTGGAACAGCTCACCGGCATTGGTCAACCCGTTCACCGTGGCGGAGGTGGCCGAGAAATAGGTGACGATGTATCCCTGAGACGAGAAAGCCAAGACCAGACGGCGGAACAGTCCAGCCGTGGTCGACGGCAAAGCGAAGGCCCCACCGGCTTCGTTCTGAACCGTTCCGCCCGTGGTGGCCGCAGTTAGCAGGTTGATGGTCGTCGCTGGGGATGACGATAGGGTTCCGTTCTGGGGAGGGACAACCTTGCCAGTCCCGTCCCGGGTGGGGACGAGCGATGGTTTGATGTTCAGGATGGCGTCGGCTGGAGACGACGCAAAAAGTCTAAGGGGGACTTCACCGTCCCCCAAGTCTCCAGCCACCAGAGCTTCCGCTAGGGTTTTGGCCAGGGATGTGAGATAAATCTTGGTGTCGTTCGGCAGATCCGAAGCCAAGCCACCAGCGGCTATCACCTCGGATTTCGACTTGATGTCTTGGTTTTGAATCTTGCTCATCTAAGATATACCCCTGTTTGCCGACCTTACGGGCCCGCGTTCACGTGGAAGATCAGCTAGGATAGTATGCGTACACCCTTTGCCCCGAGGAGGGTGCAGTGACAAAGGTGACGGTGGTCCCAGAGACCGAGTATCCGATGGAGGTCGCATCCTGTGGGCAGATGAGTCCGTTTAAGAAAATCTGCACCGAAGAATCTGACAGAGGCGTGTTGGACAGAGTGAAGACCAAGTTGGACCCATTCACTGTCCCTGTAGGGGTTTCCTGCCTGTATGTTGGGGCTGGAACCCCTCTGTATTCCCTCTTTCCTGTAGAGGTGTCCAGAGTTTGATATTTAATCGCCATCTTTTAAGGTCCCTACCCGTTAGAATTGGAGCGGAAAAGGGGGGAGAGGTCCCAGGTCGAGGGATTTACTCTCCCCCAAATCCACTTGGAGGTTGGGGACTTAGATGACCTCGACCGGGAGCTGAGGATTGAACAGGAGTTCAGTGGCAGACAAAGCGCGACCGACCGAGACGTAGAACTGTCCGGCGGACGAGGGGGCAGAGGTCACGATGTTTCCAGCCGTGAGGGCCGACAGGAAGTATTCAGCACCAACAGTCAAACCAGAGAACCCAGGGACAACCGAACCGGGAGCGAAGTAGAACTGACCGGAAGCCGCGTCTGCCACCGATGCCGCAGAGAACAGCAGGAGCGAGGTGGCCGTAGCAGCCGCGTCCGCTTGGGCTGCAGCGACCGTGCCGTCCGTCTTGAGATAGGCTGCTTTAGCAGCGGCGATCGTGGCTCCAGACGAGTTCGTGAAGGAGCGGAGACCACCGCCCACATCCTGCTTGAGGGCCAAGGCGTCGAACACTGCGTCGTGGGTCGGGGCCTTCGTCACGCCATTGGTGATGGCACCAGACTGGACAGCAGCGGAGAGAGCAGCAGCGTCGAAGTCCGTGACGTCGGCTGCAACGTGAGTGTGGCCAGTGTCGGACTTGAGCGCGAGAGCGTCAAAGACGGCATTCTGGGAGGGGGCAACGTCGGTCACGCCGTCCGTGATGGAGTCGGCAACGGCTGCAGCCTTGGCGCGGGCCACCGTGAAATAGAGGTTGGTCGAACCTTCGCCGATGTCGTCCGAGTCGAGGACCACGTTGCCAGTCTGGCCGTTCACCGATGGGACCGAGTCGGTAGTGTCCGACTTCTCCCATGTGGTGCCGTTGTAGATCACATAGTCGCCGACATCGAGGACGATATTGCCGGAGCCGAAGTCACGAGTACCAGCCACGGTCACGCGGTAGACGTCACCCGTGTTGCCCGTCCCATCAACCAGGACCGGGGAGTTGGTCGTGGCGTTGTAGACTCCCTGGTACTCCATGATGGAGTTTGGAAGCTGGGCGACTGGGACCTTGCCGCCGCCGTCGAGAGTGGCAACGCCATTGGCCGCGCCCTTCTCGGAGTTGTTAACCTTGGCGGCAAGGGCCGTGGTGTACTGGCCGAATTCAACCGCGTCACCGTTGGCCGTGGCCGCTGCAACGTTGGTAAGCTTTTTGGCAGAGAAGTCGAAATTGCCAGCGGTTTCCAGGATTTCGAGTTCAGACGCACCAATCTTTACAGACAGGAACGAGAAAGACGAAGTGCCGGAGATGCGGAACACACGGCTCGAACCTTCAAGGACGTGAATTTTGCGTGAAGTCATGGTGTTGAATCCTTAGCGTTGAGTTTAAACGACGGGCCTGGAGATGATGTTTGGGGACATTATGAGGTCTGTAGCAGTGGCAGATGCCACCCCGGCCCCACAATCAGCGATACCTACCTGAATGATGGAATCGTCATCTCCAGTCAGAGACGACAGGTCCGAAATGTAACCGCCGGTCGTTTGCCCGACGAAAATCTCCTGTCCTGGGGTGAAGCCCAGGGACGTCAAAGCTCCTGCGGCATTAGGTCCTATCAGGAGAACCAACCCTAAAGACCCAATGGCTGGAAAAGACTCCAAGGCGATTCCGATGTATTGTTGGGCTCCAGCCAAGTCGGAGTCTGTCGGGATGATACGGCCATCTGGTCTCTTGGACAGGGGGGTTCCGGACGCGATGGCTCCAGAGTGACCCGACTGCATTTGCTTCTTGAACAGGGTGGCCGTGGACTCGGTAACCGGGGATGGGGCCCCGACCCCGTTGATGGAAGTCAGGGTTCCAGAGGTCAGGTCCACGTACAGGGAGTTTGTGGGGACGGTGTTCTGGTCCACCGGATTCAAAATCAAAGCGTCGGTGCGAACACGAGCGTAGTTGGCCATTAGAGTAGGGTCTCCTTAAGGTACTAGAACGGCCTGGAGGACCCCATTGTCCACTTCGAGCCTATAAGTATCGCCCGTAGTTTTGTCTCTCAAGAAAAGGTCCTTCCACCGCTTCACGGAGGTACCAAGCGAGTGGTTTGCATCCGTGTCGGGTGTCGGGTCCACAGAAATGTTTTGGAGGTCTCCCCCGGGACCACCTCCAGTCGAATCTATCTTGACCACACCTGGAGACAGTTGGGTCGCCACCAGATTCGAGCCGAACTCCAGACGATTGACCGAGGACTCTATTAAGATGTTCTCGTCAGTTACATCAAGAGGGGTAGCCCTACCGTTAGCAGACGGTGCGTAGAGCGAAGTTACAGGGTAGTATACGTATACATCCTGACCGGGCTGGGGGATGAAAGACGGATAGAAGGATATTTGGTTCGGAGACAAGAATTGCCAGTGGGCACCCCTCACACGGGAAATACCATCGACGAACACCACAATAGCCGAAGCCGATTGGGGGGATGTGGACAGGGTGAAGAGGTTGTTTATCCCGTTCACCACACCAGTAGGTTGTTCCTGGACAGGTGCTCCACGATTGAGCAGGTCCAAATAGGTGCCGTTGTCCTTGTCCCGAATCTGGAAATTGTGGGACACCACCCCGGAATTGTTCACGATGTAGTTGGTGAGTGTGGCCGTGCCGATGAGCAGAGCACCCTCACAATAAATCTGGGAGGCCCCGGACTCCACGACGAACGCGTTGGTGACGAAAACCCCGGAACCCGAAAGCTCAAGCTGAAGGTTCGAATGGTGACCCCGGTTCCCCTGGAAGGAGAAAGCCGTGGTCCAGGTTCCAGATACCAGCAACGACAGCCATAGATTTCGAGTCCGAATCTTGTTCCCGAGAGTCACTACGGGGGAAGCCAACAGAATGCCGGGAATAAGTTTGGCATTGTTGAGAAACTCGATTTCGATCTCTTTGGTCCAGACCTTTGGCGTAGATATAGACTGGTCTTCGAGAACCTGAATCAAGTCTCCTGGGTTCGCCGCGCTATAGGCGTCGTCAATGGTCAAATATTGTCCGTACTGACCCACAGTCCTGATGACCTGAACTGGCATCCCGAAAGACTTCTGAGTGTGGAAGTCCTTGTTGGGCGACAAACCGGTGGCCAGAACCGGAAGGGTGGTCTGGAAGAAGTTGAGTTCAATGTCGACGTCGACACTGGAGTTAAGGTCGATACCGACGTCGAAGCCTTCCACGGTTCCGTTGCCAAGAAAGCGCGTCCCGTCTTTGGTGACCTGAACGCAGGTTCCGGGACCAACGGGGGCCCCGGCTTGGGTCGTAGTGGCCGTGATAACGACGGGAACCAGACCGGCCTTGAGGTTGGACGCCGGGAATTTGCCAGTTTGGATGACCACGGACGAGAAGGTTACGGGAACCCCGAGCCTTTCCAGAGTGTTGGAAGTGGTCGTGATGTCGTTCTGGGGTTGGCGACCGTCCGCGTTGACGAATTCGATTTGGAAATACGAGGAGCCAAATCCACCCGTGAGATCGATGTCCTGGATGGCTGAGAGGGCTTCCAGGTAGTTCTCAACCTGAATGTTATCATCGTTATAGGCGACGAACGCGGTTTCCTGAGCGTTGAACTGGAATTTGAACGTGCCGTTGTCCGGGACAGCCGACAGGTTAAGACGCTGGATTTTGTTCCGACCGGCGAAGGTGAACGTAGGGAGGGGATAGTTGTTGTTGTCCTGGAAGTTTATCAGGATACCAGTGGTATAGTTCCCAGACACGACCACACCAGTGAACCCAGGGATCACAGGTGCTATCAGAGAGTTGAAGAAAGCCTCAATGCTTGAATTTGGAGCATTGTAGGGCAGGTCCGAGGACTCGTAGCCGTTCCACTCGATGCGAAAGGTTCCGGAAGTCGGGACCTGAGAGAAAGTCAGCTTATGCTCAGCCGTGGCCCCACTATCCCGACGCCAGCCCCTCTGGGGGCCGTTAAAGACGAAGGTCAGCTCCTTAGACTGGGTGGCAATCGTGGTAGCCACATCCTCGAATTTGTCCACGAGGATCTTGCCGCCGTCCGGCGTGGCAGTGACAGCCTGTTGAGTCGTCGGGAAGAACCTGAACCCAGGGGAATCCGAAACGACCGCGTCGAACTGTTGGGAGAGTCCACCGGAACCACCACCGAACGAGGCGAGGTAGATGGATGTGGTAGACATGACCACACCGACCTTGACCGCTGTCGGTGAACTTTTGAAAGCTCCAGCGATAGTGTCGTGAAGGTAGAGTTCGGTACCAATAGGGAAGCCGGTGGAGATGCCTTGGAAGCCCCCGCCCCTGACCACCCTCGCGGTGATGTCGGCAGTGCCCACGACTCTCTGTTTGATAGAACCGTCCGCCAAGCCCTTCTTGTAGAAACCGTCCACGTCCCTATAAACCAAGTCGCCTTGAGAGACCAGCAGGGTTCCGCCAGCCAGGGTCAGGTTTCCGGCTGCTGGGACGTTGTTTCCAGCCGCTCCGGGGGCAAAGGAAATCGTGTTGGATGGGTTGGCATTGTTCCAGGTCGTGACGGTCTGGTTGACGGTCTTGATACCGTCGAACACGAGCCCGATGCCGTTCCCAGCGGGGCCGTTGAAATCTGCCAGATAGGTCACTGAAGCGCAGGTGCCCTGAGCGGCAGTCCCAGCAAAGTTCGCCTTTTCGTCGAAATTCTGACCGGCGTAAGCGAACGGAACGGCCCCAGCTTTGAGAAATATCCCGGCTTTGTTGATGGCTTGGAGGATGTCGGGGTGGGCCCCCGGATCTGTGTTGTGGTCAAGAAGTTCGGTGGCTTGGGTGTAAGCGAAGACGATCTGGGATGACAGGTCCGCATTCGTGAGCGAGATTTCGAGTTCCAGGGTGACCGTGCCGGACGGGTCGTAAAGGACGTCCGTCGAGGTCTGACCAACGCAGAACAGGAATGGCACGGAGTTCGTATCGATGCCATTGATGTAGATTTCGCGTACAACCCTGGTGTTGTTGGCCGGGATGACCCCAGGTGGAATCGTACACACAAACTTGATGGTGTGGTCGTTAACGACCACTCGCGAGGCGATAGGGCCCGCGTACCACGTTCCAGAGTTCTGAGTCGTCTGGGAAGGCAACAGGGGGGTGGTCTTCAAGTCCGAGACAGCGAAGGACGTGGGGAGAATCTTGAAACCCTGGTTATTTTGGGCCTCAATGCTCTTGGCTACCCCCACATTGGTAAATATACCCAAAATAGTCACAAGTACGCTCCTCGAAATCGAATGTGGGGATTTTAGATGGCAGTCATAATCCGACCAGTATACCGGGCCTTAGTGAACCCGGCAACAGTCAGATTTTTGGACGCAAAAGCGAAGGTGAACTTGAAGTCGATGTTGGAGATCGTGGGAAACACGTACTCACGAATGAATTGCTTGACTCGGTCCAGGGTGACGAACGGGTCGGTCACGATGGAGTTGTCGAGCAAAATCACGATTTGAAAGGTGTAGGGTTCGCCCTGAGGGGCCGACTGCCACCATTCCTGGATGACAGCGTCGAACCCAAGGAGTCTAAGCACCAACACGAGCCCGTCTCTGGAACCCTTGAGCTGGTTTATAAGGGCCAAAAACGAGAGCAGAGTATTGAACTCGTAGTTGGTGATGGTCTGCATCACCGACGAGATGTAGGAGAATCCAAGCTCGTTGATAATTTCCTGGATAGCTTCACCAGAGACTACGTCCGGGCCCCTGTATTTGAAACGGACATCCTTGAAGTCGACGAGTGCTCCATCCAGGACGTAATTCATCATGGCCTGGAGCTTCGGATAAAGCTCCAGAGACCTGAGTTTTTCCGGGACGTAGTTTAGGGATTCTATTTCGCTCACGTGGCCCCCTTAGCGGCATATTCTGCCAACCTACGGATGGTATCCGGGTTATCTTCGAATAAGCCCAAGGTTAAGTTGCACCTGGAACATAGTATGCCACGAACACGTCCACTGGTGTGACAATGGTCTATAGCCAGTCTCCGGGTACGGCCACTTTTGGGGTCTACGAAGGATTCTGGTCTACTACAAACTGCGCACCCATTACCTTGAGACGCCAGCATTTCCCAGTATTGCTCTTGGGTCAGCCCAAATCGACGACATTTGGATTTCAGCCAACCCTCTTTGTTGTGATACCGGTCACTACTTTCGAGTTTGCGCTTTTCTCGGTGCTTAGCCCTAGACCTAGCTTGAATTTCTTTAGACTTCTCCGGATTCTTGGCTCTAAAGTTGTATACGTTGTTCTTGTGAATCTCAGCGAATTTCTCCGGAGACTTTTCTCTGTACTTTTGGCGACGCTCAGCGTTTGTTTGTGGCATTAAGTCACGACCGTGGTTTCCGATAGGATGTAATACTCGTTAACGGGAAGCTGGGGTGGGTCTCTGTCCTTGCGGAGAGCCCTCCAGACAATCCCCCCGTCTTCAACCCTGGCAAACTCGGTGGACGGAAAGACAGGTTCCGAGGACCCCGAGGTCCCAGCGAAACCGACGACCTGAAACATGAAATCTTCTTGGCCGACGACAGGGAACCTAGGGACGACGACGTCGCCTATTTTGTAGTCTCTTCCGGATTCCCAAGGGTCTGGGTTTCCGACCTTAACGACCGGAATCCATAGAATGTTCCCATCTTGGAGAAGCGTAGTTGTAGTCAAACCTGGGACTCCTTAACAGATGACTGGGTTCACAGGCCAATTGGGTTCGGAAGTCAGGGCAGAAGTCCCGCCGAGAAGGCTTACGGTTCCGGCTGGTGGCACCGTAAGATCGAGGGAAATCGGATGCCTGATAACCTTCTTCCTGGACGAGTTGTTGTGAGCCGTCACGACCTGTTCAACGGTGCTGGAACCGTCGAAAGAAAGCGTGATCGTGTTGCCCTCAACCCCAAGGTCTGCAGCCCTGAAAGTGACGCCGGAATAGAACCCGGTGGCCTGAGTCCCAGACCCACCCGAAAGCTGAAGCGAACCTGATGGCAGAACGGAGCTTAGGAACGCGATGGAGCAGGACGCCACCCGGTTGTTGGGGTGGAGAGTGTTCCAATCCTGCATGACTTGAGCTACCGTTTTGACCCCGTCGAAAGCCAGGGTGATGGAGTTGCCAATGACTCCTGGGTTCTCAGCCTGGAAACAAGCCCCGCTGTAAGTCCCACCAGCGTTGACGGAGTCTATATCTTGACCCGACCTGTTCTCGAAGCCGGAAACCGTAAAGCAACGGGTGGCCAGAGCGGGGTTCGCCAGGAGAGCCGCCGACGAAGGTCCGACCTCATCCCCAAGCAGGTAGGTCGTGTTCGGCTGCCACGAGATGGGGGAACCGAGGCAGGCTTGAGTCGTCCACAGGATGCCGGTCCCGATGCCGTTCGTGCCGGACGGAGAACCCGAGGGCCCCGCGCCCTGGACAGCGCCAGAACCCACCGTTCCACCAGCGGGATAGGGGTCCGCTGCAGCAGCGCCAGCGTTAACCCCGACCCTGAGAGTCCCTGCGGGTGAAACCGCAAAGGGGTCTCCCTCGCAAAGTATGACTGGGTTCTCTGGATGAGCGTCGTTCCACTCGTCCACAACCTTTTGATTCGTCTTGGTTCCGTCGAACACAAGCAGGATGAAAGCCCCAGAGGTTCCTGGGTTTGCGGCGCAGTATCTGGCACCATTGTAGAAAATCGAGGCGTGAACGCCACCGGATTTTATGGTCTTTTGGTCCAGGTTCGATGCCCCGAGCGCGTCGTCCCAGATAGGTTCAACCGTTCCGGACTTGTAGAGCTTGGACAGGGATTCGTACACGAAATCATTCTGGGCCACCGTGGGTGAGGTGGGTACCACTATATTTCCGCGTCTGAACAGAGTAGACGGAGCCCAGGGGACGAAATCCCAGAAATACCTAGCCACCTTCACGTAGGATAAAGCTTCGGTGGTCTCCTCCATCGTGGCGAAACTCATCTGATGTTGAAGTTTGCGTTCCTGGTCGTCGATAATGTTGCCGACATCCGTGGCTATGGGACCTGAGCCTTTCAGGGCGACCGTGACCTTGATAGGCACGAACACTGGGGAAGGGTCCGATATCACGGGAGGAAGCATGCCAAAGGGACGATAGACCGAAAGCCTTTGGACGAAATCGGCCTTTTCCGTAGGCGAAAAGAGTCGGAGCCCGTCGAGGACGTAATAAAGACGGACCACGGCTGGAGACACGTCTTCACCAGAGGTAGACAGGATGTCCGTATCCAGGAGGCTGAAGATCTTCTTGTAGTCGTCCCTTCCACGGATGACGAACTGGGTTTCGTTCGACAAAGGCGCGTTTATCTGGATGGCTTCCTGGGCTTCGGGTGAAATGTACGTGTTGGATATCACGGCAGTCTGAAGGACAGAGTCCGTAAGCTTGACGTCGGCAACGGCGAAGGTCAAGTCTCTAAGCTCTATCCATTGGAGCTTGATTTGGGCACCAGTGGAGAACCTGATGTCAAAGTCGGGAAGGTTCAGATACAGAACGTCGGCTGATCCAAAGACGTTGGACTGGATGGCGACCTTTTCCGAGAGCATGTCAATGAGCTTCTCGGAGGGAGTCATTTCGACGGCCCCGAAATACACCCTTACGTCCTGGGACACCAGTGGGTCCCGGAACCGGAACGAGGATGGAGCGTCGGAACTCGCAGTCTGGGTTGATTCCTTAACCTGACCAATTATGGCTTCGAAGGTGACCGGGATTCCGGCGTTCAAGGTCACAGGTCCAAGAGTCAGAATGTCTAGGTCTTTGACCAAACCGATGGAAGTCCACCTTGGCCAAACCGTGGTGACCGAAGGGATGACGGTCAGGGTCAGGGTGGCGTTTCTGCCCCGATATGCAGAATAGCCCTGAGACTGAGCCGCTCCGATAATGGAGGAGCGGTTCTCGGCATATCTGATGAAGGCTTCCCTTCTGGCTACGATGTTGTTGTAGCTAAAGAGTGCAGCGGTTCCGGCCACGAATTGCTTGACGATGGAACCCGTCGACGAGGCGAAAAAGTCTTTCCATTTGGCCGCGTCCGGAGCCGCGTCCAAGAAGTCCTCAAGGTCCTTGAGGATAGAGGCGAAACTCACTGAGGTTGGATCTACAATAAACGTCACGACGTCACCTTTTCATCGAGTGAAGGACCCACGGAACTCGAAAGATTGGCCTTCCACACCCCGGATTTCGAAGTAGAGGTTGACGTCGTAGCGGTTCTCGTCGGGAAATGGGATGATAGTGGTCCGTCTTTGTCCACCAGTACCCTGCCCTCCCATCTGTCCACCGCTTCGACGATGCGGCGAAAGATTTCGGCAGAGGTCAGGTCGTCGATGACTTCGAAGAGGATGTCTTCAATGTCCACACCGAATTCTGGAAGAAATAGCCTCTCCCCTGGAGTCGTGTTGAACAGATTGAAGAGACCCTGATAGACGGACTCGACGTCCTTTAGGAGCGATGTCGAGGTGGGATTTATTGAGTTTAAGTCCGTGTAGACTGCCATGAGTTCACCTGGAAGATGGTAGGGTTGAAGCCTAGGATATCACTCCCGATCCGACCCCAGTATTCCTAGGTTAAAGCCCAGTATAGGGGACACCGGCAGGGGGCTTTATGTTGGTAGGTCGGTTCGACTTCTTCGGACTTCCGACTCGATATTCCTCAACCGCGAGGGCAAGGTCGATACACTCATAATTGGACCGGTCGAAATTAGTATAGGCGTGGGGACCCCAAAGAAACAAAGCACACATATCGTAAGCCCTGGCTGCTTCCTCCTCAGTCGCAAACCCTTTGTAAAAAAGTCGATGGCGAGCTGTGGGATGACCCACAACACGAGGAGTTATCCGGATACACCATGGCTTGGATTTGCCGGAATGGGGGTCTAAAACGACTCCCTTGAAACGACTCTTCTTTTTAGTCCAGGTGCTCGGACGCGAGTTGACAGCGTTGCCCAGGCGGCATGTCGGGCGTAGATTCTCTCGCCTATTGTCCGTTTTGTCTCTGTTGACATGGTCGATTACGTGACCCTTCGGATGGAACATTTGGTGGAGACGAACTATTGCATACCCATCGGGGGTTTCGTCAACCCGCTTGTCCTTGAAGAATTCGTAAACGTCATCGTCCACAAGAATTCGGGAACCCTTGGTCGTAATTAAATATTTTGCCATAGCCACCAAACTACCACCTACTCCAAGAATGGTCAAGTTATGGTGCCGGTGCCTTGACCTACAGCCGGGGCCGGTGTCGGAGGTGGGGGGCCCGAAATGACAACAGTTCCAGTAGCAGTCAACATGGCCTGGGAAGAAGCCTCACCAAAGACAGAACAGAGCACCGGCCAATTGGTTCCGACGAAGGTCGGAGCTTGAGACTGAATGGCTGAAGCCCAAGCGGGGGCCGGAACTGTGATACCACCGACTATGGTTCCGGAACCTACAAACACTGGAGTATGGGCAGACGTCAGGGTGGCCAGAGCGAGCTGAGCCACCAAAGCATCCGCATAGGCCCCAAAGAGGTCTTGAAGCTGAGGGGTGGGGACTAGGCCCTTCGAAGTGGCCGACGTCAAGAGGAGGGTCTTGAGAGCCCCTGCGGATACACCTTGAAGACCGACCCCTACTCCAACACCTGCGGAGGGTCCAGAACCCGTGTCCGTGGTCGAGAAAGGCTTGCCAACCAGGGACAGAACGGACCCTAAACCCAAAGCCTGAGCCAGAAGTGGGGTGTTGACCCCTATGAATCCCTTGGAAACAAGAGCCGCTGCTATCTGGGTCACCATTAAAGGAGCTACCAACGGCATTAGGGTCTCACTCCTTGGGCTTCACATTCGACAGAGCTTGGAACAAGGACTTGATTTTGGGCATATACTCTTCGAGGCAGTCCTTACAGAAGTCTCTACAAACGTCCTCTTGTCCGACCGACACCCTGACCAAATAGGTTCTGGGAGCAAGATCCTCAAGCTTAGCGACTTCGAAGTCTTCCATTTCCCCAGTCAACGGGTGTTGGCGTTTAACCTTCACAGTGTCCGGGACTTGGGTTACGACTTCTTTGTCCTCAAGGTCTATCGAGGTGACAAAACCACCTTTGCCGTCCGGCATTTTGGCCTTTTGTACCGGAACCTTCTGGATGGTCCGAACTTCCCTCATTACGGTTCTAGTAGGAGGGTGGAGTTGGGTCTCTTTGCCGCAAACGTCACAATGGTACCGCATACTCATCAGATTTCTCCAGTCGTAGTCATTTGAAGAGCGAACCTATCGTATGAATAGGCTGAGCGGAGGGACCCCCTCCAGCAAACAGAGCCAGAGCGGTGAAGTTGGACTTGAAGCAGGAATCTTCGAGAATCGGGTCTCTCAAAGCTCTTTTAAGCCTTTCATTTCCGCCGACACCAACAGGGACCTGGAGGAAGTAGACCCCAGAGACTTTGGTCAGAGCGTTTATAAAATTCTGAATGGTGTCGAGAATCTCAAGCAGAGTCGTGACCTTCTCGGCTATGATATTGGCAAGCTCCACCAGCGAATCCTTGGGAGACAGCAAATATCCACGGAGCGTCTCGATGAGGTCAAGGAGTTCCGACTGGATGGAAGCCAAGGTCGAAATGGAGTTCAGACGAAAGGATCTCCAATCCGGAACCACAGAGGGGTCGGTCGCCACTTCCCGAAACCGCTTGGTCTTCTTGAGAAGAAGCCTCCATTCGGGAATGTCGAATACAGACAGGAGCTTTTCGAGAAGGTCACCAAATCCGGCCAAGGTCGGAGACGTCACCAAGATCCCGAACATGGACACATTGGCCGCGTTCGAAAATTGGGGACGTTGGCTGTCTCCAGGGTCATCAAACGACAGGAACGACGCCAAGATGGCATCCGCTGGGGACAAAAGCGGAAACCCAGACAGCGGGTCCGTCTTCCGGCCCAGATTCTTCTTTCTGTTGGCGAAGGACAGAGCCGAGTTGTAAGCGAACTTGGCGTTGGACAGCCTACGGGTTCTTTCGATGGATGTCAGCCGGAAATCCGAGTTGATTTCACGAAGCGTCTTCTCGTAAGCTGTTCTGGCCGTGAGAACATCTCTGTCGTAAGCCGTGGCGATAGCTGCAGCCTGCTCGTCCGAAAGTTCGAACGTAAACGGAGTGACCACCAGGGTGAAGGCCCCTGTTCCGAAGAGGTCGTTGACCACATTCTCAAGTTCTGTAATCCCAGCATCAACCAGACCTTCAAAGATATTACCAAAATCCGTCAAAAATATCTTGGCCACCTGCAAGAACGCCTTGATAGTGGACAACAAAGGTGATATGGCCCCAAGAAGTGACGTAACTGGTTGGAGAGCGTCTGCAATGGCGTCTGGTATCGGGCTAGTGATCTCTGTCTTTTGCCACGCCATTCTGGGACTCCTCGATCTTTTGAATTACCAGTTTCAGATTCTCCATCCTCTCAAGGTCTCTCTTGACTATCTCCGCCACGAGCCTTTCGATGGAATTTCTAAGAGTCACTAGCTTCTCACACTTGGGAGCCGTGACGTGGGCGCTGTCATCCATCATGGCCCCGCAAACACGGTGACGGACGGAATATGGGGGGCACCCGAAATCGTGTCGATGATAGGGTTCTTGTCGAAAGTCAAAACCCCGCCCGCCGGGGTAGCCCCGGTCCCAAGAAACACCGTGGCTCCCTGGATTTGAGCGATGGCCCCAGCCACGATCTGAATTGCAGCAGCAGAAGTTATCTGAACGGCCCCGGTGGCAGTCACAGAGTAGACCCCTCCGACGACCGAGGTCAGGGCCCCTGCTATAGTCTGGAGCAGCGTGGTAGCGGTCTCAGAGATCGCTGTACCAGAAGTCAAAGAAATGGGGCCTGCTGAAGTCTGGGTGATGCCAGCCGACCCAGTCAGAGAAATCGTTCCCGCTGCAGCCAGAAAGGAGATAGCTCCAAGGAGGACATTCAGAGAGTAGGCACCAGCCGCGATGTTTTCAGTATGGCCCCCGAGGAGCAAAGTCTGGTCTATGCCCCCCGCTACGATCTTTTGAGAGAGTCCAAGACCATAGGTCTGTTCGGCCTTTTGAGCAATAAGCTCGGTCAGGTTCCCGGCCACCGACACGTTCTTGTCAGACAGGATGGATTCCGTGGACACGCCACCGGAAACCAGCTTGTGAGAACCCACGGTTCGAACTTCGTAAGTGCCTTTGACCTGCTGGCGAAAGGAACCCGTTTCCACCCTAAGTTTCTTGGGGTTCAGGAGAAGCGTGTCACCACCGAAGGCGTTCGTCCCCTTAGAGTTCAGGGTGAACTTGCCATCTGCCATGTCGAGTTCGAGGAAGGTCGAATCGTCTTCAGACACGACCCGAAACTTCCCAGGAGTCCTGAACTCTAAGACGCCAGCCCTGTCCACGGAGAGTCCAGCCCCTGATGTGTGGGTGAACTCCAGGGTCTTCTTGAAAGTGTTGACTTTGAGGGAAGTTCCGGTCGGGTCAGAGAATCCATAGGTGTTCGGGTAGTTCTCGTCAAAGGAACCGTCTCTGGTGGACTCGGAGTTCCAGGACGAAGTGTACATGCCAGAATAGATGTCACCGTACGGAAATTCAACGACGACCTCAGAACCCATCTTCGGGACGGCCATCTGAGAGGTGTCGTTTCTGGAGCCAAGGAACGATGGACGGGATGGGGAGAACCAGGGCAGGAGCGTGATATCGTCCGCAAACAGCAGATTTTCTATCCGGACCTTCACACGACCCAAACGCAGGGGGTCATCCACCGCTATCACGATGCCCTTGTAGGGTTTGGATAGAGCGTTCGTCTTCTGGAAGAAATCCGCTGGTTTGAACATCATGGAGAGCGGATACCTCCTCAGGCCCGGTTCTGAATCTGGTTAAACGACTCTCTAGACAACACCACGGTTGTGGTGAAAGCTCTGCCCGATAAAGCCCTGGTCAGTTTAGATATGTAGTATACCCCAGCCGTGAACTCAGAAGAAGAGCTTTTCGACAGAAGAGCCTCATCCTTGAATATCACTTGGTCGAGGACACGTAGGGGATAAAATCTGTTCTGGAACGACAGGATGACTTGAGTCTTCGACAGGGCCACAAGCTGAGAAAGGTTGTGGTTGTAGGAGTCGTGATAGTTGGCGTGCATGTTCGAAGTGCGAACGGCAGGGCCACCGAACCTTCTGGAAACTGCCGACCTTGGAATGTCTGGGGTCAGCGACAGATTGGACTCTCCGTAGAATAAGGACGAAGTGGTTTCGCCAGAGTCCATGTCGTAGACGACCTTTTCACGACCGTGACCCACCCAATGGTTCAGATAGGAGGCGTCCATCTTCATGTGGACATCGCCGTTATACTGGATGTCCTGAGCCTCACTGGTAGGCCCGGAGGTAAACCGCCAATGGTAGGGTTTGCCAAAAGGCGTCTTTCTCGAAGTCAGGTCCTTCTTGAAATCGTTGAGAACGAATTCGCCGGACGCGGTCACGCCACACACTGGGAAGGACGTGCCGAGGTCCATATGCATCCAAAGGTCGTTCACAAACTTCTTCGGGGAACAGTTCGGTTGAATCCAGACCTGAGAGTCCAAAGACTTGGTGATGTTGGACCGGAACTTGAATCCGAACTTTGTCACGAACTCTTTGAGAACTTCCAGGGCTGACTTCTGAGTAGACACAAAGACTTCAGAGCCAGATATATACGGGGTGGCTGAGTATATACCTACACAGTTCACTGTTCTTTGACCGTCGCCAGACCGCATGGTGTGAAATCTAGTCACAGACAGAGGAACTGAGATTAAGTCTCGTCTATCTTTACCGAACGATACCTTAAGGTCGTTGCCCTCGTGGAGATACCTAAGGACGGACTCGTCCGAAATCATCATGGACATTTCGAACGTCGGCAGTGCGTTCCCGGCTTCCTCATACAAGACGAACCCAAGAAGGTCAGACTCTTCTATGAAGTCGTTGAGGGGCCCAAGGGAGAACTGGAACACATACTGGCCATCAACCGATATCGACATTGTGTCAGGCCCCTACCGCTGAAGCTTTAGACTTAAGTGAGAACACCAAGTCTTCGAGCGAATCCAGGGACGGATAGGCTATAGGGTCGCCAGTTTTGAAGTCTGCAAACTCGAACTTGCGGTTGAAAATCAAAAGGACCCACCAATATTGGGGGTCGTTGTAGATTCGGTAGGACAACAAATCCGGACGTGAGTCTTCACCCTGAACCGTGTAAACCCCGGACTCTGGCAGAGTTTTAATGTCGGTCAGCAGAGACGAGGTCAGGGGGTCGAAGTTGTCGGTGAAGTTCATGAATCTGGCCATGTCGACTCGGTCTGCAGATTCGTATGAAAGATTCACGAAATATTCGGACACAGACACCTCCAGCCCTTCAAATGAACCACCCAGAAACGTCTTCGTACGACAAGACCCTGTAAGCCTGAAACTGGACGGTGCCATCCGCGTAAATCGGTTTGCCGGAAGCCAAAACGGACTTGGAAAATTTGAAATTCACGGACTTGATGATGAGGCCCGTGGCCCGGAACCACTTGCCAATTTCCACCAAAACAGTTCCACGAGCCGTGATGCCTTGGGGTAGGTAATTCAAAGGCGGCAGAACCACCGAAGCCACACCGACCGACTTGAAACTCGGAAACACGGAACGGTAGAGTCCGTTGACTTGGGTGGTGACGTCGTCGGTCTCCCGGGTCGCGACGAACAAAACCCTGAGCGAAAAGGAAGGCCGTTCGGCCCCCTTCCAAGTAGACACCGACTGTTCCAGGGTCTTAAGGGTGAAGGAGGGCACGGAGTCATAGCCGAACTGAGAGGCTACACCACCCACAACCGCTTGGAGTTTCTGGAGGGTGTCGTTTAAGGACTCCTGCTGCCCTTGTTGAAGAGCCGCGTCCGAAAAGTCATTCGACCCCGATAGGTTAAGCTCGTCTGCCAAAAAAGCAGTCACGCCGAATTGGGTTTTGTCTCCGAGCCCAACGATTCTAACACGCGCGTGCTGATTCGCCGTGACGAAGCTGTCGTAGAAGAGGGAGTTGTTAGCCATGGGAATTTCCCTTTCAGTCTACGAGCGAAGTGTTCATGACAGCCAGAGTCAGGTCGTCGGTCCCTGTGGACCTGAAATACGACTTAGCCGGATTGGGCTGGTAGACTGGTGTCTGAGTTTTGGAAGACGAGATGGAAGCTTGGTTTGAGGCCCTGGACTCTCTTCTGTCTCTAACAGCCGAGTTCATCCCGCTGTTGTTCAATGTCGAGAGTGCCGGAGACACCCTTCCCTTGTCCTTTTGAGACATTGAAGCTACATCAGGCTTCATGGAGTCCGGAGCCAGCATGAGAGCCCGTTCTTCGGCCCTTCTGCTGACCAACCCTGGCAAAGTCTTGTATTTGCCGGTGGTCTTGTCCTTGGCTTTATCGTACTTGAGAAGCTTGTCCGCTGCGCCCTTGGAATCGCCCTCGTTTAGAGAATTGATGATCTTGTTGAGGCCCGGGTGGTCCGGACCCACATTGAAGGCGAACGAGGTCAGGGCCGCTTTCTGGTTCTCAGTGATGGGAACCTTGATGCGAGACAGGAAGGATTGGTGTTTTTCAATGTCCTTCTGAAGGAGAGCATCGTCCTCCTCTTTTGTAAGAGTCCTGTTAGGGTCCTCCCCTGGCAGGACTTTGTGACCGGTCCCAATGGTCAGGTGTCCAACGTCGTCCACGTAAGCCTTGGACCTAGACCCCTCCTTGTCCCGAATGAGCTGCTTGGTTTTCTCTTCCCCGGAGAGCCCAAGATACTTCGACACGGAAGCTGGAAGGATGTTGGCCGCACCCCTGGACAAAGACGACACGGCGGAAGAAGCCACGGACTTTGCTTTAGGGAGAAGCTCCATCGGGTCCATGACCCTGAGGACCAAAGCTTTGAGCTTGCCGAGAATTCCATCTGAACCAAACAGAGAGTCGAAGAAACCGGTGAAGGTGTCAGATATATTCCTGAACGAGAACTTTTCCATCGTGTCCGAGAACACGCCGGTTATCTTAGACACCATGCCCTTTGGTCCGAAGACAGAGTCAAAGGCTTTAGAGAATCCGGCATAAACAGTCTTCGAGCTGACAAGTCCGAACGTGAGACCGGAAATGGCAGACGAGACCCCGGCCCCAAGCTTCTGACTCGTGGTAGCCTTCTTCCCGGGAGCTAGACCGGCGATGTTCTCAGCGTCATTAAAACCCTTGAACCCGTCGTAAGCCGCCATGCCTCCAGCAGCGATGAGACCGAGACCTGGGACAAATTTCAGGCCCCTTGCCGCGAGCTTACCGCCTTTGGCCAGGAGCCCACCGGCTGCAGACAAACCAGCCCCACCCATGCCCGCTGCAACGGACCCGGCTGTAGTCAGGGCTGGAACGACCTTTGTGGCCAGTGAAGCCGTGGCCCTACCACCTTTGGCGATGATGCCGCCACCCTTCTTGAGAAGGTCACCAGCTTTGGAAAAGGCCCCATCTTTGCCGAACAGAGATTTAAGGTCGGCGAGTTCCTCGACGATGTCATCGAGACCACCAAGTCCCAGGAACGCGAGACCTGTCCCGAGGGCTCCTCTCTTGACTGTACCCTGTACAGCGCCAAGCCCCTCCTTCTTGAATTTCTCATAGAAGGATTCGCCGTCTTTGGCCTGCTTCTCGTTGACTTTCTTGATGCCCTTGAGGGTCAAGAGTTGTCCTTGGGACAATTCGGCAAGCTTCTGGTAGGAACCCTGGACCTTGGCCCCTTCTTTTGCCTGGACTTGGCGCAGGGCCACGAGGAACTCATTGCGCTCGGACTCGGTGGCGTTGAAGGTTTCCGCGTTGAAGGCCCTAATCAGTGCCTTGTCATCGCGAGAGGCGTTGGACTCCGCCACGAGATTCTGGATAGTCTGGAGGGCTTCCCTTTGGGATTCCAAGGTGGCTTCAGAATTGTGGAGTGTCTTTACAGCCGGGGCCGTCAAAGCGGGAAGGGAAGCCTGCAGGGAGTAGGACATCGAATCCAGGGAAGACGCCGTGTCAGACAGAATGTTGACTATGTTTGCGGCGTACTCTGGAAATATCTCCCTGCCCTCTTTGAGCATGGATTCGAGTTCGACCCTGTCCTTGGAGTTGATGAGGTCGACGACCTTTTTGGCGTTCTCGTCAGTCATGGCCTTCTCTTGGAGAAGTTCCAGATTGTCGATGAGAACTTTAACGGTCAGGTTTTTTTGATTGATGAGACCCTGGTAGGCTTTGCGGATCTCGTCCTGCTCAGCCGTGGACTTCTTCTCTCCGACCAAAAACCTGCGAACCTTACGAGAGGCCACCTTCAGGTTAGAGAGAACAGGGCGACCCTTAACAGGTGCTGAAGCTCCGTTGGCAATGAGGCCCTCGGTGGCAGACAGAACTTCTTCGCTCGCTTCTGCAGCAAGAGATGGGTCTTGTGGGATATTTTGGGTTTCTGGACCTGCCATATGCCTGGGCACCTCAAAGATCGTCTCGGAGTCAAGGACTCTTTCACGCTAGTCACTTTCAGCCCCTCCAGAATCATTGTCACTGGGACAAGTATACTTGGAGCTGTTCGTTCAAGAAAGAGACTTCAGAGTAGTCCAGGAATTGGATAGAGTAGGGGTCGATGTGGAGCTTAAGGGCCAAAAGAAATTCGGCTTTTAGAAGGCTCTGCGTCTCCGCGAAAGGGCATTATTAGAGCCTGACCGCCATCAAGCTCGATTGAGTTCTTATGTTCGCAATGGGAACATTTGAAGGTTGATGGTTTGAGGCCATGGAACAGGAGCGAATCCAACTGCTCAAGCGTGGCAGAGTCTTCACCCATGCATGAATCGATGATAGGAACCATCTCTTCGATGGAATGCGACACGCACGCGGAAGCCAGAATGTGAACAGGGTCTTCGGATTTGCCCAAGGACTCTAAGTGGATGAGGGCTCCGACCGTTGGGAATCCGAACAGGAACTCTCCAGCCTGGAGCGAAACCTTGGCCGGAACGGACGGGATAGCCACGTCCTCAAACTCCATCTGGGAAGAGTTCAGAAAAGCCGAGTTCTCTTTGAAACAGCCTGCGCACCGATAAATCACCGTGGCCTTGGACGAACCTAGGGTGGATATCTTTCTGAGCAGACCGATGAAGAGAAAATCCGACATGGTCAGATTCTCTGGTCCGAACGAGCAGGAAATCCCGGACAGGACCTCCTGGTATGCAGCCTTCGCCGTCATTTTCGACTGGGAGACCTTTTTGACCTCGCCGAACGAATATGGACGATAGGAGATCTCGCACCCGGCTGGATACGAAAGCCCCTTCGAAGGCAGTTTTTCTGCAGATAGGTGGATTTCCGGCAGGTTCGCCAGGGCAGGAGTCTTGGGCTCAGCCTTTACAGGCGAAAAGCCCTGACCGGGGGCAGGAGTGAACATTAAGCACCTTCGGGTTTGTCTTCACTATCATACCTGTCCGGCCACATGAAAAGGCATCTGATAGGACACGAGTCCAGTTTCAGAAGTCCCAGTGTAGGTCAGGGGTCCGATGGGGAAGACAGAATAAGTAGTGGAAGAAATTTGAACTCTAGCGGAAGTGTGCTTAATTATTTGAAGCTTGCGAACAGCGGTATCAAGAGCAGCTACGGTTTGACCCCGACCCAGAATGACAGTGTCAATCCAAGTCTTGAGCCAACGAGAGAGAGCGTGGGACTCGGAATCCAGGAAGGTGAGACGGATCTCTTTGGCCCCTCCAGATTCCGGGATCTTGAAATTGGACAAACCACCCTCGAAGTTGAAGGTGGACAAAACGGCAAGCTCTTCTGTGACCTCGGTAGCAGGGAACCAGTTCGAAAACGGGTCCGGGGCTCCCTCGAATCTGCAATCCCACAGATAGGAGGAACCCCATTGGACCTGTCGAAGTTGTTCAATCGAGGTCAGAAAAGTCAAATCTTGCCATCCTTGAAGTAGTCGTAGTTGAAGGTAATCGAGGGCTTCATGAAGTCCGAGGTCGAACCGTCGAGAGTTCCCTTGGTGTCCGTCCCTGGCCACGCGCCGATGAGTTCGTACTTCCAGATCTGGGCGTCCAGGTTGTTCAGACGATAAAGCGTGAGAGTGGATTTCAAGGTGGACATCACGCCAGCCTGGACGCCAGTCTGGGTAGCCCAGAGAGCCTCACGCCACGATTTGATGAAAGCCGAGATCTTGGAATCCACGGTTTCGACGAAGCTGAGCGAGATGGACCCGTTGTAGTCCATGATGCCAGCTTGCTGAATCTTGTGGCCACGAATCTGGACGTTCGAAACGTTGACTGTGGTCGTTGGGAGTTCAGCAGTCTCGCATCGGAAGTTGAGTTCGTCGGTGGTGGCGAGTCCGGAAACCCCGGTGGGGGGAGTGAGGGCGACTTCCCAGCGGAACAGAGAAGCGAAGTCTCCGAGTCCACGGATGTTTTCAATAGTGGGCCTTGGCATGAACGCGTCCTTTCAAAATCGGAATAATAAACCCTCCCCCACTTTAGGGGAGGGAGGGTTGTATCAGACGAGGGTCGCGGCCTGAGCGAAGGAGAGACCCGAAGAGGTGATGATAGTCCGGAGAGGGATGAATTCCACGGACTTCTTGGGCTTGACGTAAACGTCCACGTTCATCTTGTTGTTGTCAACATCGGATGGCGTGTTGTTCGAGTCGTCCGAGACCACCAGGAAGTCATCGATACCGCGACGAGCCTTGATGCCGTCCAGGTAGGAAGTGATGACCGAAACTGCGAAGTTCCGGGTCGCCTGATCGTTGAGTTCGAACAGGAAGTCTTCCAGGGCTGCAGCAATGGCAGGCTCGATGACGATGAGGAGCAGACGGACGTTGAGCCGGTCGAGAGCCGAAGGACGCGACAAGAGAGTCTTCTGTCCCCAGATGGCGATACCCTTGCCCGGAGCGAACCGGAGAGGGTTGATGCCAGCGTCGTACAGGGCATCGAGTTCGCCACGGGTGAAGCGGCGACGGAGGTCGAGGACCTGGACCAGACCACGGCGGAAGCCAGCGGGTGGGAACCAGATTTCGAAGTTCGAAGCCGAGAACGAGATAGCCGCTCCTGCGTAGCCGTCTGGGGCCACGTAGACGCGCCGGTCATTGAACCGGTCGTAGACCAGAGCGTGAGGCGAAAACAGAGCCGAGTAGGACGTGTTGAGGTTAAGCTCGGTCCTACGGTAGTCGACAATGTCAGTCAGGTAGCTCGACGCGATCTCCTTGGCGATTGGCACCGACAAGAGAGCCACGCAGTCCATACGGGTGGACGCGATGGCGTTGAGCGTCGACTGATAGGCGGGGGAGGCGAATCCACCGTCCATGAGCAGGGTCACAGGCACGTCGTCGGGAGATGCCATGGTGTTCGCAGCCGCGATCATTTCCGAGTCGGTGACCGCGAGGCCGTCCGTACCACCAGCCATGAGCAGGATGGTGCTCTGGGCCTTGGGATAGACGGTCGAAGCCACTGCCGGGTTGGAAATGGCCCGGATGAAACTCGAACCCTGGAGGACGTTGTCCACGAAGATGTTGCGGCCAAATCCATCGCGAGCGGCGATGTCCCTGGAGCAGATGAAAGATTCCACGGGAACCTGGAGATTCGAAGTCTTGTAGACCTCAATCAGGAAGGCACCGGGTTCTTTGACGACTTCAGGGGCGAGGTCGTAGGTGAAGATCTTCACGCCAACCGAGCTGCCCCAAAGGCCAGGGGACGAAGCGTAGATGAGGATGCATTCATCAACGACCGCAACGGCATCTGCACCCTGGACGGTCACGTTGAGCGTGAATCCAGACGTTGCAGCCGTAGGGGCTCCGACGTTGCCAGCCACCGCGTTCGTCACAGTGACCGTGGCGGATGCCGCAGTCGCCAAGAAGGCGGGGAGAGCGTCAAGAGCAGCGGCAGTGGCCGTAGCTACCTGAGCAGCCGTGGCGTTCGTGGAAACGGCCACTTCGACGCCAACGAGACCACCGCCGGGAGCCGGGTCAGTTCCCGCACCGTTGACGTTGTACCACACGTAGAATCCAGTCCCAGGGGAGGGCTGGAGGAGCGTGAAATACACATTGTTGAGCGAGCCTGCAACGTCGGCGAGAACCGTAACCGTCGTGACTTCAGCCACGGCGGGGGTATCTGGAGCCGCGTCGAACACGTAGGCCGTTGGGTCCGAAAGACCAGCCGAGATATTGAAGTTGGTCAGAGACGAAGCCGCCGTCCTGAGAGACAGACCGGAGAACTTTGCCTGCTTAGCGGCGCGGACAACCCACAACTTGTTGGACTGCTGCAGGAAGGCGAGGGCCGAGAAATATGACAAGTCGTAGCCAACTTCAATCCGGGAGTCCGGCGTGAAGGTGTCGAGGAATTGCGCGTCCGAGGTCACCAGAAATGGTGTGTTGACAGGTCCCTTACGAGCAGGGACCACGATTCCACCATAAACGCCAGGGAAAGATGGCACCCTGGTGGAAAGGTCGATTTCTTTAGGAAATACTCCAGGTGCAACCATCTTATGGCTCCTTGCGTGAATTAGATTCTGGGGAAGCTTCGGTCAGTTTTGGTCAGGGTTTGGCTGGAACGATGGTCAGGTGGCGGGGCAGAGCCCCGACGAGGTCCGAATTGGCAACGAGCAAGCGAGCCCTTGGCGGAACCATCATAGTCCTACCGTCGTAGGATGCCGTAATGGGGTGGTCAGCCGTGGAACAGACGTAAGCTGGTTTCGTGAGTTTCTCTTCACCTGGAAAAACCAGCCATTCGGGGGTGGGCTGAATTTCCACCTTCTTGAAGCTCTCGGGTTCGTCCTTGAGACCGGTTTCGATTTTGACTTTGGACTTTTCTTTCATGATGCCATACCCCAATGTGTATACTGGTTTCGAATTTCACGTCAGGGTTCGTTGATGAAGAATGTCTCCGCCAAAGGACCTAAGGGTTTCACCGATTTCTAGGATAACCTTAGCGTCAGCCCTAAACGTCAAAAAATACCCACGAATGGTCACTTTCCCAGAGACAGTCTGGAAGTGGTTCCCCTGATGTTCGATTACCTTATCCGTCAGAATATCATACTTAGGATAGTATTTCAATTTGAAGTCCGGAACGAACAAAGGCGAGAAACCAATATCGAGTTCCTTGATAGAGGAGATACCCTCCTCTGACAGATAGGATATCTCGAATCTTTCCTGGTCCTCAACGCTTCGGCACAGGTAGAGAAAGTCAATGTCGAACTCTCCGTGGAGAATCCGATGAACTTCCACCCCGGCGACAGTCTGGACCGACTCCCTGACAGCTCTATCCGAAGAGACCGAACGACGTTGGTGTCCGTCAGAAGCGTATCTGAGGACGGAGCGGCGAAAGGCGAAGAGTGGGAAGAGGTCCGTACACTCTTTGTCCAGGGAATTCTTGGACCTGAAGCTCTCGACAGCCGTCCGATAAGATAAGGCTTCGTCGTAGATGAATTTGGACTCTGGAATTTCCCTGGTCAGCCCCACCAAAAATTCCTTGATGATGGGCGCGATGAGAGATTCCACTCTGAGCTTAGAAGGAAGGTCCGACATTTATCAGTCCGCCACAGACGAGATGTAGAATCGATAAAAGACAGCCCTGGTCTGGCCAATGGCTTGACGGTTGATGACTTTGTACCTTCTGGACCTGGAGTCCCCCCTGACTATTGCTATCAGGTCTCCCACTTCGACCTTCGGGGAAGTGGTGTACATCCAAGCCTCATCGAACGAACCTGCGGATTTCGGGTCCACAGGGAGGAAGTCGTCCACGATGACGACCGCCTGGATTCTACATTTGGACTTGTCGTCCTCGGTGGAACCCGTGGTGCCATAGACATGGGAAAAGTCGTCACGAATGGGCTTGAACAGATCGACGTCCACGGCGTACATGGACAGAAGAATGTCGAGCTGGCACAGCGAGGCGCAAGCTTTGATTCTTTCAATCTCTTTTATCAAGCATCCAGCCATGTTTTGTTCGCTTCCTTAGCTAATACGACAAGATCCGCTGGTTGATAGGCTAGTCTTGATAGAGCCCCCAGCGGATCTTGCGTTATCAATCAAAGCCCAAGGAATTAGCGAACTTTGCGGAGAACCTTAGCGGCTTCACGCATCCAGCCGGTAGCTTCCTTGACCTGAGGAACCATCTCGGGGTCAGCCGTGAAGGAGGCGACGTCGCCTTCGTCACAGTAGCGTTCACCGAGGTCGGCCATTTGGTCGCAAGCCTGACCCATAAGGTTCGGGTCCTGCTCCATGGCTTCCAGAAGGTCCTGGAGAGCAGGAACTTCCGTGTCGTTGCTCGAAGGCTGAGTAGCCGCAGGGTCGACTTCACCAGGGACGGCGGCAAGGGCTGCTGGATCTTCCATGCCGTCGAGTTCTTCGAGAACCTTCGATGCGCGGGATTTCTGAACGGTCATGAGGGGACTCCTTTAGGGGAATTGGGGGACTTTTGAATTCAGGCCCGGAGGCCCTCTCACATGGACGAGAGTTTGTACTTGTCTTGGATCTTCTTGTAACCGACGTCAAAGCTTTTGAGAAGGTCGGTTATGTCTTTGGTCATGGCCTCGGTCAGTTTAGATGGGTCCTTGACGTTCGGAGTCTCAGGGACCGTGAAATAGGCCCGGGAGTCTGCAAAACATTTGACCGAAACCGTGGTTCCAGAGCCAGCCGATGAAGTGGACACGACGGAGAGGGACAGAGGGGCATGCTCACATGACATCTCGGTTTCCAGTCCCCGGTGGTCAACGTGGACTTCCGGAATCTTCAGAACACGGTCGGCAAGGGTAGTCATCCAGCGATTCTCCCGGAGTCTCTGAGAGCCATGAAAAGATTATGAATGTGCTTGCAGTAGCCAAGCAGATCGTCCGGGTTCACGTAAGGGAGACCGACCGGGGGTGGAGGGGTCTTTCTCGTGTACCGTCTCCAGTTACCAATCATCGAACCCGCGTCATGGTTCTGCTTCTCCCACCGGAACCTGAAGTCATCGCATTGGCATTTGATAGCGATCGGATTGTAGCGGGTGTTCGGAATCCGATGATACCAAATGGTCTGATTGTCTCCGACCGGGACTGGTTGGTCCATGCGGGTCGTCCTGGTCTTGGACCACTCAACGTCGAAGAACCTAATCTGAGTCTTGTAGGCGTTGGACGGGGTGGTTTCGGACCTGACCATACCGACAAAAGAGAGAACGTTGATACCAGGGGCAGGCTGAATCTCCAGGGAGCGAACCTGAAGCCTCGAATAGTCAGATATCTTTCGAGGGAACTTCTTCATGTCCGTTTTAAGGACTTTGGCTAGGATAGGCATCTAAAGATTACCTCCAGGCCAGATAGAAGCGTTGGGAGTTCTGGAGAAGTTCATAAGCTTGGTCGTTCAGCTCTTTGGCTTCCGAGACAAGTTCGGCCCCGTCGTGAGTGATGGGGAGGTCTTGAAGGGTGAAAGCCCTACGGGACCGACCGATGCCGAACAGGAACTTGGCCAGAAGGAGCTTGAAGAAGGCTTCGTCGAGGTCGGTTATGGTGACGACCTCAAAGATGCCGTCCGTCGTTTGCGTGACCCTGTGGAAGTAGACGGCCTTGATGTCATATTCGCCCTGGACCGGAACCGTTAGAACAGGCTTCCGATATTCCCAAGGGTACTCAACCTTAATGTCCAGGTTGGACTTGGGACGGTCGAACTCGCGCAAGAAGTAGGGGTAGGTCCCTGCTATGCGAACGGGCAAGGCATCGAGAATCCACTCTGGAGCACCACCGAAGGGAAGGACTAGACCGTTCGAGTCCCTCACTTGGGTCGTGTTCTCGTCGGTGAATGTGTACTGCCTGTTGAGGTTGATGTCCTTTTGGACATGCCCCATGATCGGCGAATACTTGTTGTAAATCCCGAGAACAGACTTAACCAAAATGAGAAACCGGTCCGCGTCAAGCTCGACACAGTCCTTCGCAATCTGGAACTGGCCAGATTCTATCAGGACCTTGTCAAAGATTTCATCGAGCTTCATGGGTGGGCATTCTCACTTACGGTTTTTGCGATAATCCCTAGAAGAAGCTTCTTCGTTCGAGCTGGCCTTGGGCTCCAGGTTCTCGACAGGCTTTTCCGGAACAACTGGAGCGGGGCTTTCAGCTTCGTTGCTGAGAACGACCTTGCCAGCGGCCACGAGACCCTTAACGCCGAACTCGTAGGGTGCATATTCGGCGGAAGATTTGAAAACGTGTTCCGAGCCCTTGGAGGACAGAGCCAGGGGCAGTCCAACCAACGGGACAATCGAAAGGCAGTCGGACGACACGTTAGTTATCTTAATCATGAAATTAGATGCCTCCTAGAAGGGGGTGCTTGAGAAGGAAAAGGGGGTCTCACACTGGAATCTCTTTGGAGACACCTTAGCATGAGACCCCCATTTATCTCAATAGATAGGAGGGTTACGCGATCACGTTGATACGCGTAGCGAACTGAGGAACGAGCGTGTCGACGCCAGCCCAGACGGCTGCAGCGCGCATGCTCTGGAGCGGGTTGGGGCTCTGGGGGAGCGAAGGCGTGACGGCGAGG